ACCATTATCGTTGCTCAGAGTGTGGAGAAATGAAGTATAACAAGAGTCTATTCTGCCCAAACTGTGGAGCCAAAATGGATAGTAGCGAAACAGACGAGCCAGAAATAAACCCGTGCCGAGGTTGTTCGGATTATGACGGAAACGGAAGATGTCTTTCGGATGGTGGATGTGCAGGAACGGGCGAAAACAAAGATGGATAAGATTCTCACTTATGTTGGGCTTTTTGCCATTTTGTTGTGCTTAAATCTGGCATACGATTGCATTATTAGGAGGAATAAATGATAAACAAAAGTTATATCAGCAGACAATCTCTCATAGATGCGTGTAATGCGTATTCGGAATCACCGTGGGCAAACGATTATGGTGGATATTCGAAGGGTGTGCGTGATGCACTGAGAGCAATTAAGGATTGTGCGCTAGTGGAGGCGGAAGATGCCACGATAGGAATTGGATTACCGTATGCAGATGTTGTCGAGGTTGTGCGGTGCGGTCAATGCCGATTCACCAAGACGGACGGCACGGATGACCCGGCTATCTACTGTGAGAAATGGGACAGATGGGAAATGCCGCCGGATTTCTACTGTAGCTACGGCGAACGAAAGGACGGTGACGCATGACATATCGTGTTTGGGTATGCCTTGAATCCGAGTTTGACGATATCGAGGCAGACAGCGAGGAAGAAGCGTTCCAGATTGCGTCTGATGCGGCTATGTCTGGTGGGTCATGGGACTGGACTGTCGAAGCTGTTGGAGAGGACGGTGACGCATGAAAACAAAACTTGAAAAGGCTATAGAATACATTATCGGATACTGCGAAAAGCACCCACACTGTAGTGACAACTGCAAGTTTTATGGCGATGATGGGGAGTGCCTGTTTTGGAAAGGGGAGTCTCCAATTAATTGGAAACGGAAGGATGGTGACGGGGATGGCTGATTGCATGACGTTTCCAGATACGCTTGACGAGTTTCTGGAGCAGTATCAATTCAAAGACAGCGAGGAAATCTACACAAACGGAGCAATGCTCATTCCTGTGTTCCGGGTGAAACAATGGGACGAACACGCCAAGTCTGTGTTCACTAACGCCGACCGCATCCGAGCCATGAGCGACGAGGATTTGGCTAAGTTTTTTGATAGTACTTGCACCGAAAACATGGGTAGCGTCAGATGCGATATCGGGTTAGGGTGCTATGGTTGTTGGCTCGACTGGCTACAAAGCCCCGTGGAGGTGGAGGAATGAAAAAGATACCAACATTGTTCAAGCGAGAGTTTTCAAATCATAAAGTTGTTGGAATTACCGACGAAGTAACACCAGGTATGGAGTGGGTACTTGACGGTGAAGGAACGGCAACTGTCAAGATCGACGGCTCATGTTGCGCAATTATTAACGGCGTGTTTTACAAGAGGTATGACGCAAAGAATGGAAAGAAACCGCCAGAAGGAGCTATCCCGTGCTGCGATCCTGACCCCGTGACCGGACACTGGCCGCATTGGGTGCAAGTGGATTGGAGCAATCCGGCTGATAAGTGGTTTGTGAACGCGTTTAATAACACTCCGTTCCTAAAAGAAAACGGAACGTATGAGGCAATCGGTCCGCATTTTCAGTCGAACCCTTACGGATTAGCCGATGACATTCTTGAGCCGCATGGTGTAAAGCACATTGATGTTGTCCGAACATTTGATGGGATTAGAGAGTATCTAAGCAAACACAACATAGAAGGTATCGTGTTTTGGAAAGACGGACATCCGCAGTGTAAAATCAAGCGGTCTGATTTCGGCTTTGAATGGCCCCCAAAGGAAGCTGACAATGGCTGAGTCAACTGGACAAAACAGCGCAATCACAAAAAATCGTCCAATAGGAGGCAACATGACGGAATACGTAACAAAGGAACAGGTGCTTGAGATCCTGCGGAAGCATTATCCGTATGCGACTCTGAAAGAGGAGCACGCGATGTATAAAGCTATACAGGAGCTCAAGGCACTGCCGGGGGTGAAGATCAATGAAAGTTAATCATGCTTGGAAGGCTGCTCCGGTGAGGAAGCCGAGGCAATATGATGCGGCCTACGTGGAAGCGATGATGAAGGTCACCAGAGACAACGCGTACAACTATGCGGTGCAGCTGTTCAGCGACTGCTCTGCGATGGCGCTGGCTGACGCGTTCGGGTTCGGCAAGGAACGGATCGCGAAGTACATGGAGAAGCTGGACTTCTACATTGGTGAGTTTCTCAATAACGTGATGTGGGAGTTCGACAGTGAGACAGCGGGTCTGAACTTCAAGCAGAGGGAAGCGGCGTCTCCGGATCTCGTGTATACGCTTGATAAGTTTGACGAATGTCTGAAGCCGTTGTTCCCGCCGGATAAGTGGAAGCCGTACCAGGAGCGCTATGGCAAGTTCGGAGGGCGTGCATCGTTCTGTAAGGGGAGTGATGATCCATAGATGTCAAGGAACTACTGAGCCGCGCCAGGCGGACGCAGATCCGGATTGACCAGAGACAGGCCGAGATCAAACGCCTGGAAGAGATGCGGCAGTACATCGGGGCCACAGACTACAGTGCCGTGGTGGTCAAGCATACAGCAGGACGGGGCATCGTGGAACAGCTGGCAACAGACGGGAAGCTGGACGGACTGAGACGGAAACTGGCCGATGATGTGAGGCGGCTGGCAGATGAGAAGCTGGAGGCGATCAACATCATCAGCTCACTGGATGACAGACGGATGCAGGATGTGCTCTGGGAGTATTACATACACGCTGCCGTCAACTGGGATGTGGCGGCACGGGATGCCGGATACTCCACACGGCAGGCGCTCCGGATACATGGGCAGGCACTGCAGATCCTGCGGGAGAAGATGTCATTGAATGTCATGATGGATATGCAGTAAGATGATACCGTCAAAGAATGTCTTTGATGCCCTCCATTAAACCCTGCCGGGGAAACCCGGCGGGGTCTTTCCCATTGAGGTGAGTGTATGACCGGACGTATCTACGAAGGGATCGTTGAGTGGCTCCGCAATAAGTATCCGGACTTGGATGAAGCTGAGATACAGGACAGAGCTCAGAAGATCTACCAGGCGTGGCTGGATGGTGTAGTCTGATGGCGAAAGACTTCAGCAAGAGCTTTTATAATTCGAGCCGATGGCAGAAGACAAGGGCAGCGTATCTGTCTGCGCATCCGTACTGTCACAGACATGAGATGGCGGGAGTCATCGTTCCGGCAGAGCACGTGCATCACATTGTGGAGCTGACGCCGGACAATGTGAGCGATCCGGATGTCTCTTTGAACTGGAATAATCTTGAGGCACTGTGTCATGACTGTCACACACGTGAGCACACAGCCAGTCCGCAGGTTGATGACGGTTTGTACTTCGATGCCGACGGGAATTTGCGCCCGGTAGGCCCCCCGGTGGGTACGTCGTAAAACGCTTATCAGGAGACCGGTGGCTGGACTTCTTTTAGCCTGGGATTGAGATTTTTTGAAGGGGGTAGACAAGAGATTGGCCAAGAAGAGCAAAGAAGCGCTGATAAAAGACGAAGAAGCAAGACTTTCCGCAATCTTCTCGGAGATAGAGAGTGATAAGACTGCCGTTTGCGCGGAGCTGATCCGGAACGCCGCCTTCATGTCCGTCAGCCTGCGGGATCTGCAGGAGAAACTGAATGAGGGCGGCTACGTGGAGACCTACCAGAACGGCCCGAATCAGTCCGGGACACGTATCTCACCGGCTGCGCAGATATACAGCAAGCTGATTGCCAACTATAACGCTGTGATCAAGGCGCTGGTGGCATTGCTTCCGGCAGGTGAGCGGGACGCAGCCAGGGCGGAGTCGGATCCGATGGCTGTGTTCCTGGCATCAAAATGATCAATTATCCGCACGTCAACTACATCCTGCAATACAACCGGCAGCTCCAGAGCGGAAAGATCACAGCATGCGAGAAGATAAAGGCGGTATACAAGCGTCTTGCGGAGGACTGCAAGTCCAAGGGCAAGTACCACTTCGACATAGACAGGGCGACGCGCCCCATCATCTTTGTGGAGTCGTTCTGCAAGCAGAGCAAGGGCAACATGGGAGAGCCTATCGTGCTGTCCCTGTTCCAGAAGGCTATGATCCAGGCTGTCTTCGGCTTCGTGGATAAGAACGAGCGGAGACGATACAACGAAGTGCTCATGATCATGGGCCGGAAGAACGGCAAGTCTGTACTGCTCTCGGCGCTGGGTCTTTACTGCATGATCGCAGACCACGAAGGCGGCGCGGAGGTCGACTGTGTGGCCTCCAAGAAAGACCAGGCGCGGATCGTGTTCAACGAGGCAAAGAACATGGTCACCCAGTCGCCGTACTTAGCGAAGTATATACGTAAGCGCAAGAGCGACATGTACAGCGACTTCAACTTCGGCGTGTTCCAGCCTCTGGCGTCCGATTCCAACACGCTGGACGGCCTCAACATGAGCTGCGGCATCATTGACGAGCTCCACAGCATCAAAGACCGGAACATCTACGATGTTGCCAAACAGTCCATGACGGCGCGGTCACAACCGCTGCTGTTCATCATAACTACATCCGGCTTCAACCGTGAAGGCATCTATGACAGCATGTACGACTACGCGGAGTCCGTGATATCCGGCACCGTAGAGGACGAGCACTTCCTGCCGCTGATCTACGAACTGGATGACTCCAATGAGTGGCTTGACGAGAGATGCTGGATCAAGGCGAATCCGGGACTGGATGAGATAAAGAGCCGGAGCTACCTCCGCGAGATGGTGGAGCGGGCTCAGTCGGATCCAAGCTTCCGGCCTACTGTTCTCACGAAGGACTTCAACGTGAAGAACGTAGCCGGAGCCAGCTGGCTCACATGGGAGCAGATAGACAATCCGGCGACCTTCGATATGGAGAAGGTGACCAACAGCTACGCCATCGGCGGCTGTGACCTGTCTGCTACGACCGACCTGACGTGCGCCACACTGCTGATCCGGATCCAAAACGATGACCAGCTGTACGTGCTCCAGCACTACTTCCTCCCGCAGTCCAGGATCGAGTATCTGGAGACTACGAGCTCCAAGGAAGCTCCGTACAGGAGATGGGCGGAGCGCGGCCTGCTGACGATCTGCGAAGGCACGATGGTCAATTATGCCGATGTGACGGCGTGGTTCGTTAAGATGCGGGATGAGTACAAGATAGACCTGTGGAAGCTGGGCTATGACCGGGCCCTTGCAGGCTACTGGGCCGAAGAGATGGTCAGTGTGTTCGGACAGTCCGTCATGGAGAAGGTGGCACAGGGGCCGTTTACATGGACGGCACCCATGAAGGAGCTGGGTGCCATGCTGTCCGATAAGCGAATCAACTACAATGACAACCCGATGCTCAAGTGGTGCCTGAGCAATACAGGCGTCAAGAGCACCGGCACAGTGGAATCCATTCAGCCAGTGAAGATACAGGCCGCGAGACGTATTGACGGAATGGTCTCTCTGCTGAATGCTTACACGATATATGTTAAATACCGCGATGACTACTTAAACTTGGTGGGGTGAGGAGATTGAATCCGATTTCGAGAATATTCCGGCGGCTGCGTGTCGCCTATAAGGAGGACGTGCGTCCGTACGATGTGGCCCTGTGGAACTACCGGCGGTTCTCCGGAGATCTGCTGGAGATCGACCTGATCCGGGCGTGCATCGACGCACTGGCGAGGAACATCGCCAAGATGCAGCTGCAGCCGGTGCTCCGGCAGAGGGACGGACAGAAGACCGTGGATACGGCGTCCGACATAGCCAGAGTCCTGGCACATCCGAATCCGTTCATGACTACATACGACTTCCTGTACAAGGTGGCAGCTCTCTACTACGCCGGGAACAACGTGTTCCTGTGGCAGGAGTATGAGGACGGCCATCTCGTTGCTCTGTGGCCCATATTTTACCGGCAGGCGAAGACTACGGTGCTCAACGGGAATCTGTACGTCAGCTTCGATTTGAAGTTCACACGTACGTATACGTGCCCGTGGGACGATCTGATCGTGCTGAGGAACCATTACATCACGGACGAAGTATTCGGGGAGCCGAACAATGCGATCCTTCCGGCATGCGAACTGCTTGACGCGCAGAACCAGGGAATCATCAACGGCATCAAGAACAGCGCAACGATCCGGGGCATTCTGAAGTCTCTGAACGTGCTGAAGGAGTCCGACCTGAAGAAGGCTAAGGATCAGTTCGTCCAGGATAATCTCAGCATAGCCAACTCCGGCGGCGTCATCGCCATTGACGGCAAGTTCGACTACCAGAACATAGAGAGCAAGCCGTACACCGTGGACGCTGAGAGCATGAACGCGGCGAAGCAGAAGATCTTCGACTACTTCGGCGTGAACGAGGAGTTCCTGCAGAACAACTTCACAGCTGATAAGTACGAGGCTGTGTACGAAGGCCGTCTGGAGCCGTTTGCCATCATGCTCACGCAGGCGCTGACCTATGGCCTGTATACAGAGCGGGAGCGTGCCTTTGGACGCGAGATCGAGGCCGGCATGGCGAAGCTGAAGTATCAGCCCATCGACAAGATAACAGCCATGATCTCTGCCACGAACCAGCTGGGCCTGTTCCGCCGGAACGAATACAGAGAGATGCTCGGCTATGGCCCGCTGACCGAAGAGGAAGGCGGAAACGAGATCCTCATCTCGCTGAACTATGTGAAAGCAACGAATCTTGATGAATACCAGGAGGTAGACAGCAATGACGAATAATGTTGAAACAAGGACGTTTCTCTGCGCGGTGGAACGCAGAGACGACGAGAAGCACGGCAGAGTGATAGAAGGCCGTCCCATCGTATTCGGCCAGCGCACGGATCTCGGATTCTGCGAGGAGGATATCCGCCCCGGATCAGTCAGCGAGGAAGCACTGAAGGACGTGCGCTTCCTGGTCAACCACAACGTGGACATGATCCCGCTGGCACGGAGCCGGAACAACAACGAAAACTCCACCATGCAGCTGACTGTGGACGATGAGGGCGTGTTCATGCGCGCCGATCTCGACATCGAACGCAACCAGACAGCTGCCGAGCTGGACAGCGCTGTGGAACGCGGCGACGTGTCCGGAATGTCTTTTATGTTTACGGTAGACGGCGAGGAGTGGGAAGGCCTTGACTCCGAGCGTCCCGTCAGACATATCACCAGCATCAGCCAGATCTTTGAGGTCTCGGCTGTGACCTGGCCAGCTTACGAACAGACCTCGATCAATGCCCGATCGCTGGATAGCGTAAAGGCGTCGCTGGATAGCGCCAAAGAGACACTGGAGAGTGCCCGGAGATCTGAGGAGCTTCGGAAGCAAATCATTGAGAGGAGTGAGACTCTGTGCTCGAAAAGAGACTGAGTGAGATCACTGAAGAGCTGCAGTCCATTGAGACCCGCGGCGCAGAGATCCGCACTGGAGCAGAAACTGCCGAAGCCGCCGCTCTGGAGGAGCTCAACACCGAGCTGACCGATCTGGAGGAGCGCAAGGCCAAACTGCTCAAAGAGAAAGAAGACATCGAAGCTCGCTTGCAGGAGGCCGCAGACGTGGACTCTGGCGCAGGCGAGGAAGTACCAATTCCCGAAAAGGAGGAAAAAAGAATGTTTGAAGTTAATTCCATCGAATACCGCAATGCGTGGACTAAGAATATCGTAGGCCGCGAGATGAGCGAGGAAGAGCGTTCCGCTCTGACCAGTGCCGGTGCTGTTATCCCCACCATGACCGTCAATGCGGTCTGGGACAAGCTGGTTAAGGACGCCGAGCTCCTCGGCAAGGTTGATGTGACTCAGTTCCCCAACTATGTCCGCTTCCCCAAAGCGACCACCAACGGCGCTGCCACCGCTCAGGCTGTCGGCGGCACCATCACCGAGTCCAGCGATGTGATCGGCTATGTTGACCTGATCCCCAATGAGTATGTGAAACTGCTCACCGTCGGCGCTGATATCGACCACATGGCTATCGACGCTGTGCATGACTGGATCGTTGACAACATCACCGGCCAGATCCGCTACGCCATCAACAAGGACGTGCTCGTCGGCACCGGCACCAACTCTCTGAAGGGCATCACCGCTTCCGTGAACGCCAACGCCACTGCCATCCCTGCCACCGTGACCAAGGCTTCCATCCTCAAGATCATGGCCACTCTGGGCTCCAACTATCAGTCCGGCGCTATCTGGATCATGACTCCCAAGATGTTCTATGAGGATATCATGAGCACGACCGCCCTGAACGACTATGTCATCAACGACGGCTTCCAGTTCAAGCTGTTCGGCCATGACGTGGTTCTGATGAGCGAGGCTCTGGTTTCTTCCAAGGAGACCATCTTCTACGGCGATCCCAAAGCCTACAAGGTGAACATCTTCAAGCCTCTGGAGATCAAGCCCTTCGAGTCCGCCACTACCACGAACCTCCAGTTCCGTGGCGCCTGCCTGGCTGACGGCGAACTGCTCGACACCAGCGCCTTCGTCCGCTTCGCTCAGACCTAATAGGAGGAAGACCACATGAAGACAATGATCGCGATCCCATGTATGGACCAGGTACCAGTGCCATTCATGTGGTCACTTCTCTATCTGGATAAAGATCCGGAGACCAGCGTCGTACTTGAGAGCGGGTCTCTGGTCTATGATTCCAGAAACAATCTGATACAGAAAGCGCTGAACGCAGGGGTAGACCGCGTGATGTGGTTTGACTCTGATATGGAGTTCCCGACCGACACAATGATGCGGCTGCACAAAGACCTGGACGAAGGGTATGACATCGTGAGCGGCCTGTACTTCAAGCGGCGGAAGCCGTACAGCCCGGTCATCCTGGAGGAGTGCTACCTCCGGGAGGAGAACGGACTGAAGTACCCGACCAGCAAATTCTACGATGATTATCCGAAAGACCAGATCTTCGAGGTGGCAGCCTTCGGCTTTGGGTGCGTGATGATGAAGATGGACGCTGTCCGGCTCATGGTGCAGGAGATGGGAGACATGCTCTTCGCTCCTGCGCTTGGGTTCGGGGAGGACTTGTCCTTCTGCATGCGTGCCAAGGAAGTGGGGCTCAAACTTTACTGTGACAGCCGTGTCAAGTGCGGTCACGTGGGCTACCACTCGTTCGGCGAAGAAGACTTCAAAAGATAGTGAGGTGCGCACATGAGTCAGCAAGAACTCATGAATCTGTGCAAGCTCAACCGGCGTATCACCGGCGACACCTTTGACATCGAGATCTCGGCGCTGATCGAGCAGGGCAAGCATGACATTGAAGTGTCCTGCGACACTGGATTCGATTCATCGGATCCAATGCACTGCAAAGCCGTGGTTATGTTCGTCCAGGCGAACTTTGGCGACGGCGATGACAAAGCTCGTGCTGTATACCAGACGGAACTGTCGAAGATCAGCACAAGGGGAGTGAGCGCAGATGTTTGATGATCGGATCACGCTGATCAAGGATGAGATCGTCATAAGCGATCGTGGTGTGCCGACCACACTGCGCACACGTGTCAACGTCTATGCTCAGGTATCCTCAGTTGGCGGCAGCGAGTTTTTCGATGCCGGACAGAACGGGATCCGCCCGGCATACCAGTTCATCGTTTACGACGTGGAGTACGACAACCAGCAGGACGTCGAGTACAAGGGCACCGTGTATCGTGTGTACCGCACGTACCGGCGAAGCAAGGACAAGATCGAGCTCTACGTTGAAAAGCGTACCGGCGTAAACGGTGGTGATCTCAGTGGCAACAACAGTTAACAACTTTGCCAAAGACCTGCAGGCTCTTCTGGAACAGTACGGAGACGAAGTCTACAACGCACTGGGCCCCGTGGCCGAAGATGTTGCAGGCGAGGCAAAGAAAAAGGTCAAGGCAGCATCACCGCGCCGGTCTGGAAAGTACAAGAGCGGCTGGAGAACGCAGACAGACAAGAGCGGGAGATCCGTGGCGGTAACCGTGTACAACGGAAACAAACCAGGTCTCCCGCATTTGCTTGAGCACGGCCACGCTCTTCGGGGCGGAGGCCGCTCTGCCGCTTTTGAGCACATCAAACCTGTTGAAGAATGGGCGGCTGAAGAAGTGGTGACAAGATTGGAGCGTGAGATTCAATGACACTTGATAAAGTTTATACCGACGTGGTTGTGCCGTGTGCCACAGCTGTGGGCGGTACGTCCGCATACTACCAGTGGCCAGTCGGATCCGCGCCTAATCCGCCGTATGTGCTCTACTACTATCCGGGTTCGGACGATCTCTATGCCGACGGCAGGAACTACGCAAAGTTCACACCTGTGAACATTGAGCTTTACACAGACCACAAAGACTTTGCGGCAGAAGCCGCACTGGAGGCAGTTCTGACAAACGCGGGACTGTCCTACCAGAAAACAGAATCACCCTTGGACGAGGAAAACATGTTCCTCGTCCTTTACGAAACGGAGGTTTTAATCAATGGCTAACACTGTTAAGTACGGCCTCAAGAACGTCTACTATGCCGTGGCCACTCTGGGAACCAGCGGCGCATATACTTACACCGCTCCTGTGGCGTGGCCCGGTGCTGTAAACCTGTCCCTCGATGCCGAGGGCGATGTCACCAAGTTCCGGGCTGACAACGTGGACTACTGGGTAGGTCAGAGCAACAACGGCTATTCCGGCTCTCTGGAGTCCGCCCTGGTGCCCGATTCCTTCAAGAAGGACATTCTCGGCTACTTCGAGGACGCTGGCGGAATGCTCGTCGAGGACGCAGCTGCGTCCGCTAAGCCGTTCGCTCTGCTGTTCCAGTTTGAGGGCGATGACAAGGCCACCCGCCATGTCATGTATCGCTGCACCGCAAGCCGTCCGTCCGTCTCCGGACAGACCACGGATGCGTCCATCGAGCCTCAGACAGAGACTGTGGATATCACAGCGTCCAGCATCCCTGTGATCGGCAAAGATGTTGTGAAGGCTTCCGCACTGGAAAGCTCCACCAACTACAGCAGCTGGTTCACGGCTGTGCAGCTGCCGACGGCCACAACCTAAAAGGAGGCCACAGCATGAAGGGGACAGTGAAGATTGGGGATCGTGAAATTCCCATGGTGGCCAATGGGGCCACGAACATCTACTACAAGCAGTTAACACACCAGGATCTGCTGGCGTACTTCACGAAGCAGAACGCGAAGAAGGCAGAAGCCGCTGACGGCATCGACACGCTCATGCCTCTGGCTTTTGTAATGGCGATGCAGGCTGAGGGGAACAAAGCCTTCAGCCAGGATGACTACATCCAGTGGCTCTCCCAGTTTGAGCCCTTGGAGGTAGAGATGGCGCTCGATGCGGTGATGAATATCTACACTCAGAACCGTGTCAGCACATCAACTCCAAAAAAAAACACCGCCCGGTAGATCGTGACTACAACACTGCCCTCTATTGTCTCCGGGCGGTTCAGATCGGATTGCGCATGGACGATCTGGATCGCCTGGACGAGGGGTTTGTGCAGGACATGATCATAGAATACGCAAACGATGACGTAGACTATCCGTACCTGGCAACACAGGCGGATTTTGATAGATTCTAAGGAGGTGGCGCGATGGCAGGCGGCGGAAGAATCAAGGGTATCACCATTGAGATCGGCGGTAATACCACGAAGCTTGAGTCCGCGCTGAAGGGCGTCAACAGTACAATAAGCCAGACACAGACCAAGCTGAAGGACGTTGACAAGCTCCTCAAGCTTGATCCTACCAACACCGATCTGCTGAAGCAGAAGCAGGGATATCTGAAAGACGCGATACAGGCCACCAAGGACAAGCTGGATCAGGAGAAAACCGCTCTTGAACAGCTAAAGAATGCAGACAGCTCCGGAGAGACGATCCAGCAGCAGCAGGATCTGGAACGTGAGATCGCGGCGACTGAGCAGGCACTGCAGAATCTGGAGGACGAGTACAAGGACTTCGGCAGCGTAGCAAAGCAGCAGATAAAGGCTGCGGCGGACAAGATGGGCGAAGTCGGCGACAAGATCACCGGCATCGGCACCACACTGTCCACACATGTATCCGCACCGATCACAGCTGTCGGAGCTGGTGCTGTGGCTGCGTTCAACGAAGTTGACGGCGCTCTGGACACCATGATCGCAAAAACCGGCGCGACCGGAGACGAAGCCGAATCGCTGGGCGGCATCATGGAGAATATCGCCACAACGATCCCGACAGACTTTGACACAGCTGCGCAGGCAGTCGGCGAAGTCAGCACACGCTTCAATCTGACAGGCGATGCTCTTGAGGATTTGTCTACACAGTTCGTGCAGTTCGCTAAGCTGAACAACACAGACGTATCAACAAGCGTTGACACTGTCCAGAACGCTCTGAGCTCCTTCAACATGGGAGCAGGGGATGCGGGTACAGTTCTTGATGTACTGAACCGTACAGCGCAGAATACCGGCGCGAAGGTTGACACAATGGCTGCCTCGCTGGTGAACAACTCCACAGCTCTCCAGCAGATGGGTATGGACATCTACCAGTCCGTGGACTTCCTCGGACAGCTGGAGACAGCCGGTGCTGACTCCGAAGCTGTTATCTCCGGCATGAAGCGTGCGCTGAAGGAAGCAACCGATGCCGGTGTGCCGTTTGACCAGGCACTCGCGGATCTGGAAGACACCATCACCAACGGGACGGACGATATGGACGGCCTGTCTGCCGCGTATGACATGTTCGGTAAGTCCGGCGCTTCTGTGTACACGGCGGTAAAGAACGGCCAGATCAGCTTCAAGGATCTCGCAGACTCGCAGGACATCCTGGCAGATTCTACGGGGAACGTAAAAGATACATATGACGAGACTGTGGATCCAATCGACAGCATGACCACGGCCATGAACAGCTTAAAGCTTGCCGGTTCGGATCTGGGAAGCACGATAGGCGAAGTGCTTGCCCCAATCATTGAGGGGCTGTCAACAAAGATCCAGGCGCTGAGGGACTGGTTCAGCGGACTCTCAACGGGACAGCAGGATCTTATCGTGAAGATTGGCATGGTAGTCGCCGTCATAGGCCCTCTCCTTGTGGTCTTAGGCACTGTCATCAGTTCGATCAGCGCGATAGCCGGAGCCATGACGATCCTCATGGGCCCTGTAGGCATCGTGATAGCGATCATAGCGGCACTGGTTGCCGTGGGTGTCCTGCTGTATCAGAACTGGGACACCATCAAGGAGAAGGCCGGAGAGCTGAAGGACATGATCGCAGAGAAATTCGATGCGGTCAAAGAAAAATTCAATGAGGTCAAAGACAAGGTCATTGAGATCAAGGACGCATTCGTTGAAAAATTCGATGCGATAAAAGACAAGGTGTCCGGCGCGTTCAACGCCGTGAAGGACACTGTGTCAAATGTAATGAACTCGGCAAAAGACACGGTCAAGGAGAAGCTGGACAACATCAAGAAGGCATACGAAGAGAACGGAGGCGGCGTGAAGGGCGTTGTGTCCGCGGGTATGGAGGCTGTCAAGGGCTACTACACCTCCGGCTACACGTTCATTGACAATCTGACAGGCGGCAAGCTTAGTGCAATCAAGGACACGATCAGCAACAAGATGTCAGACGCAAAGCAGGCCGTGCAGGATAAGCTGGACTCCGTGAAGACAGCCTTCTCTGACAAGCTGACATCCTCTCTTGACACAGCCCGTGATAAATTCGAGTCCATCAAGACTGCGGTCAGTGACAAGCTGAGCTCAGCGAAGACGGCAGTGACGGACAAGCTGAGCTCCATCAAGACAGCTTTCACCGATAAGCTCGGCGGAGCCCTGGATACAGTCAGAAACAAGTTTGACAGTATCAAGAACGCCATCCGGGACAAGCTGACATCGGCGAAGAACACCGTGTCGAACATTATCGACAGGATCAAAGGCCTGTTCAACTTCCAGTGGAGCCTGCCAAAGCTGAAGCTGCCTCACTTCTCGTGGAGCTGGCAGGACGTTGGCGGAGTGATCTCTCTGCCGAGCATCTCCGTGTCCTGGTATAAGAAGGCCATGGACAACGCCTACATGCTGAATGGTGCCAGCATCTTCGGCACGATGGGCGGCAAGCTGCTCGGCGGTGGTGAAGCCGGGAGCGAAATGATCATTGGTAAAGAAACGCTGCTCTCCATGATCAGCGAAGCAGTTGGCAGAGCGGGGAACACGGACATCAACGTGGTGGTCAATCCGTCACCCGGAATGGATGAGCGCCAGCTCGCCGACATGGTTGCAGCCAGGATCGCGGCACAAGTCAGCAGAAGGAGGGCGGTGTTCTCGTGAGTCAATTCATCAACTATCTGACCTTCGGCGGAGTACAGTCCAACCAGTACGGCGTATGGATCTCCGGCGCAGGAACATATGACGCGCCGGGACGGGATCTGAAGTACATCCAGATTCCCGGACGGAGCGGCGATCTGATCGTGGATAACGGACGGTACACGAACATCGAGATCGTGTATCCTGCGTACATTGCCGATGATTTTGATACGAAGTTTGATACATTCCGTGCGCTGATGCTTTCAAAGAAGGGCTATCAGATCTTGACAGATACATACCATCCGGATGAGTTCCGCCTGGCGGCGCTCTCCGGTGGCCTTTCTGCGGAGACGGGCGCATACAACAAAATAGGCGGGTTTGACCTCACATTCAACTGTCAGCCTCAGAGGTGGCTCTATTCCGGTCTTGTGGTGACTACACTGTCATCCTCCGGGAGCATCTCAAACCCCACAAACTACGCTTCACGGCCTAATATCCGGGTATACGGCTACGGCTCCATCGGCATAGGCTCTGAGACCATCACTGTGGCCGCACACGGCCTCCAGTACATCGACATAGACTGCCAGACCATGGACGCCTTCTGCGGTGCTACGAACGCAAACAGCTATGTCACGCTATCCGCGGATGACTTCCCGGTGCTGAATCCGGGAACAAACAACATTTCTTTGTCCGGTAATATCTCTAACATCCAGATAACACCGAGGTGGTACACGATATGATCCCAAAACTATTCGCATCAGACGCAACCTCATTCACATCGAACGGACTCGGACGGCTCTCCGATGCGATAGAGTGTACTGTCACAGAGGAACGTAACGGCCCGTACGAGCTGTACATGAGCTACCCCATCACCGGAGCACACTACGCAGACATCGCGATCTCACGAATCATCTACGCAGTGCCAGCTGACGGGAAGACGGGACAGCCCTTCCGGATCTACCGCATTGAGAAGCCGCTCAACGGCATCGTCTCCATCTATGCGGAGCACATCAGCTACCAGCTGAACCACATCCCCGTAATGCCGTTTACGGCTACCAGTTGCGCTCAGGCGCTCACAGGCATGGTGGATCACTCCGCTCAGTACAATCCGTTTGTAGTCTGGACGGACAAGACTGCGGTTGGCAACTTCAGCATCTCGGAGCCCAGAGCGTTCCGGTCTCTGCTGGGCGGTACACAGGGCTCCATCCTGGACGTATACGGCAAGGGCGAGTATGAGTTCGACAACTACACAGTCAAGCTCCACGTGAATCGCGGCATTGACACTGGAGTAGTCCTCAGATACGGCAAGAACATCACGGACTTGACGCAGGACGAGAACATTGAGACGACGATCACCGGCATATGCCCGTTCTGGAAAGATATGACCACCGGGGTGACAGTAACGCTGCCGGAGTACGCTGTCTGGAGCTCTACTGCTGACAACTATCCATACAAGCGGACAGCCGTGGTTGACTTCTCAGCTGACTTCCAGGCAGAGCCGACCGTGGAGCAGCTGCGTACCAGGGCGAACCAGTACATTGAAGACAATGACATTGGGATCCCGAAGGTCTCGCTGAAGGTGGAGTTCGTCCCGCTCTGGCAGATGGACGGCGTATCCACCGGCAACCCGACACGGACGCTGATGCTCCCGGCCACAGTGGACGGCGACACACTGCTCAACCTGGGCGGAACGATCAGCGACAACACCGTGACTCTGGCGGACGCATACTGGGATGTGACCTTTGAGGACTACAAGGTGCTTGAACGCCTGCACCTGTGCGACACGCTGACCGTCCGGTATGACACCCTCGGCGTAGATGCCACCGCTAAGATCGTTAAAACGGTCTACAACGTGCTTACAGACAGATATGACTCTTTGGAGGTAGGAGACGCACGGACGAATCTGGCCTCTCAAATCGCCGATGTTGACACGTCTCTGGAAAAGCTAAGAACGCAGATGGAGAAAGAGAGATCCGCTGTGGAGGCTTCCATCGAGCACCAGACGGAGCTGATTACCGGAGGCCTCGGCGGCTATGTAGTCATGCACTGCAACGCTGACGGACAGCCGCAGGAGATCCTGATCATGGACGATCCGGACATGGCTTCCGCTGTGAACGTGATCCGGATGAACAAGAACGGCATTGGCTTTTCGCACACCGGATACAATGGGCCATTCACTTCTGCCTGGACGATTGACGGCGTATTCAATGCCGACTTCATTACTGCCGGATCTCTGAGCGCGAACCTCATAAAAGCTGGCGTGCTTTCCGACATAAACGGCTACACAACTTTCAATCTGTCAACAGGCGAAATAGAGTCGTCTAAAATCGTTCTGTCCGCAGACGGAATAAGGTTCAGAATCAGAAATCAGTATGTATGGGAAGCGTATCTGTACGACAGTTATCATGGAGGTCGGATGCGGACAGAGTCCGTGTACAATAGTGCCGCATTGACATATACGTTTTTCAACGACACAACTGCCGAGGCTATCATATCTCAGGTTCTGGATAAAACAAACGACCGATTCCATGATGCGGTTGCTACAAACAAAACGCATTTCTGTCGCACAGTCGCCGTTGGCGTCACCGGCAATATATCGAGTCAGTCCGGGCAGTCACCGACAGGATTGCAGTTCCTTGAGCAGTTCAACGCCAATGGGTATACGTTCTGTGCTTGCACCAACCCCGGCGGTGGCATGAGAAGTACAGAGTTCTCTATGGACTTTGACCTTGCCAATGGTTACGGCTGTAGGTTCGGTACAACGTACAACTATATCAGCATGGGATCGGCGGCAACTCAGAGGGGATATAGTGTCGCAAACAGCCATTGGACATACAACATAAAGGCAGACGCTGACCAATTTGCGGTAAGGACATACAACACTCAAAGCAACGAGACCACCGGCTATCCGCTGTTCAACGCAAAGCACACGTCCTCCGGAAACTATGCCTATGTCTACAATGTCCAGCTTGCCTTTGCGTCATCGTCATCAAAGCGCTATAAGCACGACATCAAGCCGCTGAGCGATGAGTTCGACCCGCACAAACTGCTGGAGCTTCCGGTCAAACAGTTCATGTACAACGACGACCATGAGCTCCAGTATCAAGACATGCGAGGCAAGACGATTCCCGGCTTCATTGCCGAAGATGTGGAAGAAATCTATCCGGCGGCTACCATCCACGATCCGGAGACCGGAGAAGTGGAGTCATGGGACGAGCGCCGAATCATTCCCGGCATGCTGGCACTGATACAGGAACAGCAGAAGCGCATAGATGATCTCGAAGCAAGACTCGCACGCCTTGAGAAACTACTGGACACAGATTACAAATGAGGTGATACAGAATGGCAAACGATGTTTCTTATTTCAAAGTACCAGGCGACTCGACCACGTACTCCTTCAATGACGCAGATGCTGAGAACAAGATCGGCACGCTGGAGACCACAGTTGCCTCGCAAGGGGACAGCATCAGCACGAACGCTACGAACATCCAGACGAACCGGACGGCGATTGGAACGCTGTCCAGCTTGACCACAGACGCGAAAGGCAACCTTGTGGCAGCTGTCAACGAGGTGGACTCCCACGTGGACGCGAACACCACCAAGATCGGCGCAACCGCTTTGCCGACTACCGCTCAAACCGTCACAGGAGCGGTTGCGGAACATGAGGGAGACATAACAACGCTAAACAGTAGTTCGCTTTTACGGAAAGATACCGTTGCAGACGGAACAAATATTGCCGGGATGACATTGCAAGGCGTGTATGCTCTTTCCGGTAACAACGCATACACTGGTATGCCGACAGGCGTTGGATACGGCACTCTGATAATATATCGTCCATTTACCTCTGCGAACTCTAACTTTATCGTCCAAGAAATCGTCACAACTGGTGCAAAGACGTACCGCAGAATCAGAACCAATGACTCGTGGTCAGCGTGGAAATGTCTTGATGACGAAGTTAGTACGCTAAATAGTAAATTATATAACAACATCGGCACGGCAGTTGACCTAAACAGTTATACCGCCGGGACATATTACACAGCACCGTCTGACGGTTATCTCGCTGTGGATGCGTCTGCGTCATCTGCGGCGGCAATCTTCAGACTATACGGTGCATCAACAAACCTCTATGTCAATGTATCAATCAGCGAACAGGCAATACCATGCTATGTCCGCAAGGGCATGAGGATTGACATCCTCTTGAAAGTTGGCACTGTGGATGTGAAGTTCCAACCGTTTGCCTAAATGATCATTTAGCTAACAAAGGAGAATCTTGGAGGTGATGAAAATGCTCAGTGCAATATTGTCATTTGCAGGAGCAGTTATTGTTGGAGTCTTGTCGTTATGCGGTGTGGTCTACACAGGCCACAAGACCGCAGAAGCACAGGACACGAAGACCGAAGTAGCTCTTGCTGAGATGCGAAGCGACATACAAAGCCTCCGAGATGAGACCCGGAGACACAACGGCGTGATTGAGCGCGTCTACAAGCTGGAGACCGAAGTCGCCAGAATCGGAGACGAGGACAAGCGCCAGAACCGCAGACTGGATGAACTGGAGAGGAGAAATGTCGGATGAACAAGGAATATTGGATTGCTCTCGCAAAGAGAGCGTTGTGGACTGCAGCCGAGACGGCGCTTGCCCTGATCCCTGTCGGAGTCGGCATCGAGGAAGTCAGCTGGCTCCATGTTCTATCCGTGTCCGCACTGGCGGCTGTGATCAGTGCGCTTAAATCTATCGTGGCAGGAATGCCGGAGGTGAGTAAATGAGTGCGGTAGACAAGGTCATAGCCCTCGCGAAGGATGAGGTGGGCTATCTCGAAAAGAAATCCAATTCGGATCTGTACTCGAAGACCGGCAACGCAGGAAGCAACAACTATACCAAGTACTCCTACGAGCTGGACAAGACCGACATCTTCAATGGGCCGAAGAATGGATACCCGTGGTGCACCAGCTTCTACGTCTGGCTCTTCTATCATCTGTTCGGTGCTACGAAGACAAAGCAGGCTCTGTATCTGCCAAGCAAGAGCATGGCTGCGGGATGCACGTACGCTGTGCAGTACTACAAAGCCAAGGGCAAGTACGGCAGCTCCCCACGGTTGGGAGCGCAGATCTTCTTCCTGGACTCTGACGGAGATCCCTGCCACACTGGCATCGTGTACGGCTTTGACAACTCCACCGTCTGGACGATTGAAGGCAACACGTCCGGCGCTTCCGGCGTGATCTCTAACGGCGGCGGAGTCTGCAAGAAGTCCTACTCCAGAACGTACTCCCGGATCGCCGGTTACGGTTATCCGGACTGGGATTCGCTGGAAGTCCACGAATACACCGAAGGCTGGGTCAAGGACAGCAACGGCTGGTGGTACCGCTATAAAGATGGCAGCTATCCGGCAAGCACATGGAAGCAGATCAACAGCAAGTGGTATTACTTTGACGGGGAGGGATATTGCCTCGTGAGCAAATGGAAAGAGTCGAACGGTGAATATTACTATCTCGGATCTGACGGCGCTATGGTCACCAACAAGACGCTCAAGATCGATGAGAATGGCAAGCTGGTGTATGCCGGCAACTACTACCATCTTCTCAAGGAAGTCACCTACAATGTTTACCGTGAAGCCCTGGACGCAGCGATCGCAAAGCAGTTCATCAAGGGCGAAGGCGGCACTGGTGACAACATGATCATCAATCTGCCTGAGGAATCCGTGAGGATGATCGTGTACCTGCATAGGGCAGGCCTGTTCTGAGGATGGTGTGCCTATGTTAGGCGACTTTGAATTAATCACGCACGAACTGAGAGGCGGGCATGACATTACAATCATTCCCGTCTCTGATGTTCATCTGGGCGCTGCGGAGTGCATGGAAAAAGAGTTCGTCGAGTTTATAGATCGCGTCCGCCAGACCGAGGATGTGTATCTCACGCTTGGCGGCGATCTGCTGAACAATGCCACAAAATCAAGCGTGTCCAACATCTACGATGAAGTCTACCGCCCGTCCACGGCAAAAAGAATGATGGCTAATATCCTGGAGCCTGTCCGAGATCGGATTCTCTGTGCCGTTGGCGGCAACCATGAACGGAGATCTTCCAAGGATGTAGATGATGACATTACCTATGACATCATGGCAAAGCTGGACATCGAGAATCTGTATCGGGAGAACGTGGCGTTTCTGAAGATCCAGATGGGGCGAGAGACCGATGGCAACGGCAACCGAAGCCGAGGGAAGCTCCGCCCCACCTACTGCATCGCCGTGACGCATGGGTCAGGTGGCGGTGTCCTGACAGGAGCGGGAGTCAACCGCAACGAGCGGTGGGGCTATGCCTTAGATAATGTGGACGCTCTGATCGTAGGCCATACCCACAAACCCTACACCACACAGCCCGGCAAGGTCTATGTTGATTTGAACAATAACAAAGTCAGCGTGAAGCCGTTCAAAGTGATTAGCTCTACGAGCTGGTTGTCGTTCGGGGGCTACGCAGCTCAGAAGATGCTCCTCCCAAGCACCCATTGTTTGCAGACACTTCTCTTGCGTGGAGACAAAAAAGAAATGATCGTTACCATGTGACAAGGGAGGCCTTCGGGCCTCCCTTTTTTTGTTAGCATTTTAGTTAGCATTTTTGTGTCAGAAAGTGCTAACTAATGTCATTTTGAGGTGACACAGTGTTAGATTCACACGACACCGCGAAAACGGGAAAACCGTTGCAAATACAAGAAAACCCCGGAATCTCAACGGATTCCGGGGTGCTTGTTTATGGCGCGGAAGGAGGGATTTGAACCCGCTTTCCGTAAACGTAAAACAGTTGCAATCACTGGGTTTCTGCGATTTGGTTAGCATTTTTGTTAGCAAAAAACGCAGTGAGAGCTGCCACCTGATCCTGTTGGTCACGCTGTGCGATGTGGGTGTAGATTTTCCGCATGGTTTGGTAATCAGACCACCCGCCGATGCGCATGGCTGTCTCCTCCGGTATCTTCAAGTGGACACACAGGGAGGCGAAGCTGTGCCGGAGACCGTGGATCCCGACCTGCGGAAGTCCCGCTCCCTCACAAACGCTGTTGACGGCCCTCAGGAGCCCTGATTCCGTCTTGTAATGCACAACAGGCCCGTCCGCCTGTTCGGCCTCTGTGAGCGCTTCCAGCAGCCGTGGGATAAAAATTGGCACGTATCGTCTTGACGATTCCGTCTTGTTTGTCTCCTTGGAAACATACACATTGTTCTGATCCGGCACGACTGCTCCTGCTACGAGCACTCGGTTGTTCTTCAGATCTACCTTGTCCCATGTCAGTGCTAATATCTCTGAGCACCGGAGAGAACTTAGTGCAAGCAGAGCCCCAATTTCACATTGTTTTCCTTTCAGTGCCTCAATGAGCGTCTGTATCTGGTCATAGTCCAGGTATGGGCGCTCTTTTTTTGTTACCTGGAGTTTTGAGATCTTAGGTATCTTCGTGCCAGTCTTCTCAACTGCGGTCTTGATCAGTGCGAATCCGTTCCACAGGCTCTTCGGGCTCAGCCTGTCGAGCTCTGAGTCATAGACAGCCTGCCAGTCCTTGATGTCTCCAATGGGTGTGTCCATATACTTCTGGAACCGGCATTCCTGGATGGTTCTGTATCCGCGGATCGTGGCAGGGGACAGCTCGTTCTGCTTCTCTTTGATGTGCGCGTCTATAGCCTGCCGGATCGTCATCCTGCTTCGTGCTACAGGCCGTTTCCCTGCTCTGTAGTCCGCCTTTATTGTCTCGGCAAGATGTTTACACTCCGTCTTCCCGGAGGCCGTCACGGGCACGCTCTGACCTCCCAGACGCAGCTGGATGAACCACGTGCCGGACTTCAGCCTCCGTGGTTCCGGGACTTTCATATGGCCTCAACCTCCTGTATCGGTTTGCCGTTGTAAAAGTCGTTGTTCCTTATATGGTCAAGTTCATGCTCAAGCGCCTGTTTCTGTCTCTCCTGCGATAAATTGGAATTGATGTAGACGGAAAAAGACCCGTCTGGGTTCGGAGTGACCATCCCGCCCACGTTGTAGACAGGGAACGGGATGAGCCGCACCGTATAATCTGAACCTTCGATAAGCAATAGTCAGTCTCCTCTTAGCTGTTTCGCGAAGGCTGCCATGGCCTCCACCTGTTCTTTGCTCATTCCTCTGGATGCTTCCAGCAGGGCCCGTGTCTCCGGACGGTCACGGAGATCCTCAAGGTACTCAGCGAGATCGTCCTGTTTCTCCCACCCTGCGAGATATTCGGGTGCTACTCCAAACAGAGCTGCCAGCGCTTCCAATTTGTCCAGTGGTATGTTGGTCACAACGCCGGACTCGTATTTGTAGATCGTCTGCTTGGATGTTCCGATCTGTTTGCCCACATATTCCTGCGACATACCACGTGATTCACGCAGCTGCCTCAATGTCTCACCTATGCTCATCGTTAGCACCTCCTGTCAACACAATTATATTGTGTATCGTCTCAGTTGTCAAGATTCGCAAAAAAATATTCAAAAATAACTTGACAAGCTACTGCGGCACGGCTATAATGGGTGACGTAGGAAGTTACGTCGACCGATTTGGAAGGAGGTGAGAGAGTGCTGGACACGAACAAGCTGCGCGGCAAGATCGCTGAGAATGGCATGACGCAAGGACAGGTTGCACGCAAAATTGGTGTGACAGAGGCAACTTTTTGCCGGAAAATGAAGACAGGGCGCTTCGGACTCGAAGAGGCCCAGAAGCTGGTTGATGTTCTGAAGATCGAAGATCCTGCCACTATTTTTTTTGCCAGCAAGTAACTTATTAAGTTACGTCCGCTTATTCCGGCAAGCAAATCTTATCAATCATTATGTCCCATATCATGGACAGAGTTAGGGACAGAGAGGAGGGCACACGTGAAAGACTACATCAAAGTGTTAGTGAAGAAGCCGGGGCTGAAGCCCAACTTCAGCACCATCAAAAACGAGCTGACCTACTTCCAGGCGATAGTTGGTGGATACATCGAGGTGTTCCCGATTACCACCGACTGCGTGATCATCTGCAACGAGGAAGGCAGGCTGATGAATCTGCCGTACAACTGCAACATCTGCGGCGAAGACTTCGTCGGCACAATCATTCTATGCGGAGTGGACGGGGACGAGTTCAGCGACTTCCCGCTGGAGCTCGGAGACGCGAAGGTCGTGTTCCCGAAGCTATGGGAGGGATTCTGATGCCAAGGCTGAAGTCTTATGACCCATACGACAAGCTCCGGATCCTGATCATGGGCTCCATGAAGGCCCAGAAGATCACACAGGCCGATGTCGGCGAGTGGCTCGGATATGCCAGGCAAACCGTGAATTACAAGCTGAACCATCCGGAGGAGCTGACCGCACAGGAGCTGCGGTGCATCGCACGCCGCTTGAGGATCCCCGCTGATGATATGCGGCAGTCGATTCCATTCGGTTAGGAGGAATATCATGTTAAGAAGTTTAGTTATGGTGCTAACAATCGCCGGTATCCTGCTTGGCTGTTACATGGCGGTGCGTCCGCAGGAGACCAAAGTCATCCCGCAGGAGTTCATGTCTCCGGCACGGATCACAGTGCATCTGAACGAGCAGAACGAGCCTGTCAACGTGTACAGCGATGAGATCCCGCTCTCCAATGGATGGCAGTGCTGCACTCAGGACCTCTGCCGGAGATATGGAATCGACTATCCGCTGATGCTCGGACTCATGGAGACGGAGAGCTCGTTCCAACTGGATGCTGACAGCGGATGGGCCTATGGAGTCTGCCAGATCGGATACATCAACGAAGAATGGTTAGCTGACAAACATATCGACATCTACAGTCCGCTCGGCAACATCGAAGCAGCCTGTCTGATTCTCAGCGGGTATCTGGAGAACTACACCACAGAGCAGGCGCTAATGGCTTACAACTGCGGAGAGTTCGGAGCGCAGGAGCTCTGGGACGAAGGAATCTATCAATCAGACTACAGCCGCTCCGTGTTGGAGTCGGCACAGAAATGGAGGAGTGTTCTAAATGACAGAAGTTGAACTGAGGCAGAAAGAGCGGGAGCTGGCCAACCAGGAGGAGGAGCTCCAGGGATACGCCAGAGAGATCCTTGAACGTGAGAGAGCCGTCCAGGTGGCGGAAGAGAAGCTGTCCAAGCAGTCGGACATTGACCGGACGGACTATCTGTTCGACGCGATCAACAAGCACCAGAGACCGCCCGTTGTGGTGGTGGAGCCTACAGTACGCACGAAGGTTGACAGCCCGATGGATTGTCTGACGGCGTTCATGGCCACACTGGCTGCGGTGATTTCGCTGACAATCCTGATACTGATCGTAGTTTAAGGAGGTGAACTGATGATACAGCCGATCAAGCCGAGCGAGATACCACCGAGACACGGACGTGCAAACGCACTGGTCGAGAATGACCTGCGCGAGTTCATGGAGTCAAGCTATGTGGCAGTTGAGCTCCGTTTCCCGGAAACCCAGAAACCAAAGCACGCTTATGCGGCCTACCACAACTCAGCCGTTAAAAACGGCTATCCGATCGAGGTCATGCTTCGGAACGGAAAGCTCTACGCAAGAAAGAAAACCGCCCTCGGAGGTGGAGCTCCGAAAGGCGGCAGGCAAAAATAAACCCAACCCAAGTATATGGGAGAAAGGACTAATTGTCAATGACGTATTATCACGGGCCCACAGATGACCCGCTCCGGGACGCAGACAATTATGACCGCGACCAGAGCGCCTGGCTTGCAAGCAGGCCGGTGTGCCACTCGTGCGGCGAGCCGATCCAGAGCGAGACCTGTTTCGCGCCCAATGGCCAGAAATACTGTTACAGCTGCGGCGAAGAGTGCTGGAATGACATCAAGCACCTCTTCATCGTTGAGACAATGGATTAGGAGGTATACATGAACATCACACAAGGTAAAGTCATCAGACCGCAGAAGGTGGCGATCTACGGCCCGGAGGGCATCGGCAAGACCACCTTCGCCGCCAGCTTCCCCGACCCGCTGTTCATCGACACGGAGGGCAGCACCTTCCATCTGGATGTCAAGCGGACGGACAAGCCGCTCAACTGGAACGACCTGATCAACACAGTCCACGAAGTCTGGACGGCTCCGGGGCTCTGCAAGACGCTTGTCATCGACACGCTGGACTGGGCGGAGCAGCTCTGCGTCAACCATGTCTGCCAGACGAACGGCAAGAGCTCCATCGAGGCCTTCGGCTACGGCAAGGGCTACACGATCCTGGGCGAGACCTTCCAGCAGCTGCTGAAGGAACTCGACAACGTGATCCAGAGCGGCGCCAACGTGGTGCTGACGGCACACGCGAAGATGCGGAAGTTCGAGCAGCCGGATGAGACCGGAAGCTATGACCGCTGGGAGATGAAGCTGTCCAAGAATGTCGCACCGCTGATCAAGGAGTGGGCCGACATGGTTCTCTTCGCCAACTACAAGACCATCCTCGTGGCCGACGAGACCGGCAAGAAGAAGGCACAGGGCGGGCGGCGTGTCATCTACACATCCCACCACCCCTGCTGGGACGCGAAGAACCGGCACGGCCTGCCGGATGAACTCGAACTTGACTACAAGTGCATCAAGAAGGTGATAGAGCAGAAGGCCCCAAAGAAAACCGCCGAGAAGAAACAGACTCCGGCAGAGGCCAGAGCTGAGGCGGCGAAGGATGCCGGAGTGCCGGAGAAGGTGATGGAGCTGCTCCGGAGGGATGACATCGCGGAAGAGGAAGTCCGCAAGGTCATCGTAGACCGCGGCAAGTTCAGACCCGCCACGTGGCAGGAGATGGACGAAGCAGGCTTCATCGACAAGTGGGTGATCCCGTACTGGGACAACATCCGCGACATGGTACAGAGCGACCCGCACCGGCTGCCGTTCTAATTAACTAATCAATAATAATTTAGGAGGATACAATAATGGCATTTGATGGACATGTAATTAACTGGGACGACGAGGTCGTCAACGATGGTTCTGAGTTTATCTATCTGGAAGAAGGCGACTACGATTTCACCGTAGAATCCTACGACCGCGGCACATTCAAGGGCTCGGCGAAGATCCCGCAGTGCCCGAAGCTGGAGCTGAAGCTGAAGGTTCAGACCCCGCAGGGGAGCACCACCGTCAACTATGACCTGATCATGTGGAGCACCCTGGAATGGAAATACAGCGAGTTCCTTCGTGCCATCGGCATGAAGAAGCACGGCGAGAAAGCCAAGATCGACTGGAACCGTCTCATTGGATCCAAAGGACGCGCACGCTTCTATGCACGTACGTACACGAAGCAGGACGGCACCGAAGGCAAGACCAACGATGTCCGCCGGATGTATGACTACGAGGAGCCCGCATGGGTCAAAGAGGCAGAGGCCTCCGGTGACTTCGGAGGATTCTGATGCAGGGCGAAGGGTATGACGTCTATGAGGCCCTTGAATACTTAGATCCGTCACAGCTTAATTACTCGGAATGGGAGACGATCGGCGCCATTCTGAAATATGAAGGTTTCTCGTGCAGCGTCTGGGACGATTGGTCAAAGCGCGACATGAGACCAGATCACGGATACAAGCCCGGCAAGTGTGAAGAGAAGTGGAGGACATTCAAGGGCGGCTCAAAACCTGCAAAGCTCGGAACACTGTTCAAGATGGCGCTCGACAGGGGATGGCGACCGCACAAAGAGGGCCACGTCATCGACTGGAATGACACAGTATCCGACGACGGCGACTTCCGCGTGCTGGATCCTGCGTGGGTAGATCCGCATCCCAGCATGCCGAAAGCGCCGACAGCAGAAAACCCGGAGGAACTGGCGGAATACATCCGGATCCTGTTCAAGGCGGATGAGTATGTCGGCCTTGTTATGGACAGCAGCTACAACGAAGAACGAGACAAGTTCAATCCGGCCGGTAGCGGGTACTACACCCGCACCGCCGGTGAGTGGCTGGATCTGATCGAGCAGTATCAGTACCGCGACAATCCATTCAGCTGGATCACTGGAGATTATGATAAGGCCGCAGGCGCTTGGATTCGGTTCAATCCGCTGGACGGCAAGGGCGTCAACGATGATAACGTAACCTCGTGGCGCTATGCGTTAGTGGAGTCTGACGATATTAGCATAGAGAAGCAATACAGCCTGATCACCGAGCTCCAGCTGCCTGTGGCCGTGATGGTACACTCTGGAGGCAAGAGCGTCCACGCCATCGTGCACGTTGACGCCAAGAGCCAGAACGAATACCGCGAGAAAGTAAAGTTCCTGTACGAGGTCTGCGAGGCCAACGGCCTACGCGTAGACCAGAACAATAAGAACCCGTCCAGGCTCAGCCGGATGCCAGGCGTTGAGCGCGGAGATAGGTGCCAATACATCGTCGCCAGGAACATCGGCAAGCCAACATGGCAGGACTGGGTGGACTACATCGAGGATCTGCGGGATGACCTTCCTGACATCTCGTCATTTGACGACATACGGAAGAATCCGCCGGAACTGGCTCCGGAGCTGATCAAGGGTGTGCTGAGACAGGGCCACAAAATGCTTCTGTCAGGGCCCAGCAAGGCGGGCAAGAGCTTCGCCCTGATCGAGCTGGCCATCGCGATCGCAGAGGGCCGTGATTGGTTCGGGCATCCGTGTCGGCAGGGGAGAGTGCTATATCTCAATTTTGAGGTTGATGAGGCTTCCTTCGATCACCGCATCATGGACGTATACGAACGTCTTGGGATCCACAATCCGACGCCGGGGATGATTGACATCTGGCACCTGAGAGGCGCTACGCTGCCGCTCGACAAGCTGGTGCCGAAGCTAATTAGGAGAGCCAAGGACGCGGAGTACAGAGCCGTGATCTTCGACCCGGTATACAAAGTCCTGACAGGCGATGAGAACAACGCCAGCGAGATGGCTGCCTTCTGCAATCAGTTTGACAAGGTGTGCCGTCAGCTCGGAGCAAGCACCATCTACTGCCATCATCACAGCAAAGGAGCTCAGAGCGGGAAGGTGGCAATGGATCGTGCCTCCGGCTCCGGCGTCTTCGCCAGAGATCCGGACGCACTGGTTGACTTCCTGCAGATGAAGGTGCCACCGGAGAACATTCCGGAGGAAGGTGCCACCGGATGGAAGATCAGCTACACTCTCCGCGAGTTCGCGCCGATCCCGGAAGACTACTACTGGTATGTATGGCCGCTCCACGTACATGACGAGGAAGGGTATATCAAGAGGACACTGCCAGACACAGAACCGGCGAAAGCGTCACAGGCCGAAATTAAGAATACTCGGATCATGAACTTCCCACACGTATACAAAGATTTGCTTGATCGGCACGGACGCGTCACCGTCTCCGATATGGCTGAGAATCTCCTGCCGGACAACGACGGAAACGCGCCAAACGAGAGGACGATCCGCAACTACATAAGAGAACATCTGAGCGATGAATACTATGTTTCTGGCGGGAACATCTTCATGAAGACGGAAAAGGAAAACCCATAGCTTTTCCTTTTCCGGTAATGGTAAATGCCCTATATAAGTATTTTACTTTTCACGCGTGTCTCGTGCGTGGGTGAAGAAGAGAGTTGTAACTCTCTCTCTTCTTCCCCACACAGCACAAGACTGAGACCGATTTTTTGAGAGGTGAGATTTTTTGAACAGTAAGCAGAAGGGGAAGAGATTTGAGCTGACTCTGGCTGCACGGCTCCGGGAGTATGGGTTCCAGGCAAGACGCACTGCTCAGTATTGCGGCAATACCGGAGACGCGTCTGACGTGATCGGACTTCCTGGCATACACGTGGAGGCCAAGGCACAGGAACAGATGCGGCTCTACGAGTGGATGGAACAGGCCGTCCGTGACCACAAACCAGACACGCTTCCTGCAGTGTTCCACAAGCAGAAATACAAAGACATTCTTGTCACGATGCGATTTGAAGACTGGATGACGCTGTATGGGAACAGCGATTTGCCAGACGGAGGCGTTTTATGACAGGCAGTGGATGGAATGAGAAGCCATGGCTGACGCCGGAATATAAGGCTTATCTAAAAGGCCCAAAATGGGCGATGAAAAGAACCGAGTGCCTCAAGGCCAATGACTTCAAGTGCCAAATCTGTGGATATCATGCGAGCCAGGTGCACCACCGCCACTACAGAACGCTGTTTAACGAAGATGTGCGTAACGACCTAATGGCTGTGTGTGGCCAGTGCCACAGAGAGATAGAGAGGCAGAAGGATCTCGACCGCGTTGAACAGTATGCGGAGCGAAAAGCTATGGCGTTAAGAAACAGAGATCTCAGAACAAAGTACAGAGACCTCCGCGAGAAGGCCACAAAACTCTGCGAGATGGAATTGGCCGCGTATGACTATTCTGCCTTTCCGGCTCCGACAGCTCAAAAAGACTTGTGCAACTGGGACGAGCTCCAACGTGGCATTGACTGGTTCTATACCAGGCACCCGGAAATGCAGCCGGATGACGGCGAGATGTACTCGAATTGTGGGTACGTGTCGAGGCTTGATATCCATGGGCACTTCGCCAAGGAGCGAAGAAAGACAGCGTTGGCGTTATTTAAAAAAGGCTGGACGCGGAATCAGATAATAGTTAAAACGCGGCTTCCAAAGAAGGCAATAAGCGACGCATACACACAGTATAAGATAGAGAAGGAGGCCACCACATGACCTGTTTACTGCCTACAGTGGCAAAGACGAAAGACATCGACTGCACCAGCTGCGTCAACTGCGGCTGGAACAATAAAGTGAACGAGATCCGCCGGGGCTATCTCCGCGGACTCACGAACAAACAGCTGTCCAACTTCATCGACAAGTGGTACAGAGGGGAGGCGTGGAAGTGAGACTCATTGACGCTGACAAACTGAAACGGCACTACGCCTGGTGGAACAACGAACAGCAGAGAGACTTCGACGCGATCGTGGACGCGCAGCCGACGGAGCTGCGCTGGATACGCTCAGAAGACAGAGTGCCGGAGACGGATGACTACGTGCTCTGCTGTACCAGAACGAAGGCCGGACAGAAGAGCGTGGTGCGTGGCT